ATATAGTATAATAAATACAAATGTTAATAGCATTGCCGCGAGACTTGAGGCAAAATCGGGAAGAAATGAGCCTGTCGAAGAAGTTGAAGCAGTCGAACCGCCTATAAAGCGCCGACCAATTCAACGCAGGGCGAGTTCAAACTACACTAATTCTTGGCGATAAAATGGCGAATTTGTTCGATCGTTCTAATTATCCAACTCAGGAACCGGCAACGCTGGCATCTGGCGACCGCTGGGTGTGGAAGAGGCCAGACTTTGTTGGGTCTTATCCAACTGCTGATTATTCTTTAACCTATGAATTTCAAGATGATGCCGGCGGTGGCTCTGCAAACGCCTTTACAATAATAGCGATCTTAACCCCAGACGCATATATTGTTGAAGTGCCATCTGCAACCACCGCCGGGTACTCTGCCAGCACCTACCGTTGGTCAGCTTTCATTACCAAAACAGCAGACTCGCAAAGAGTCACGGTTGACAATGGCTTTCTCACGGTTTCTGCTAATTATGCAGACACCACGGCGGATCAAAGAAGCCACGCCAAGAAAGTGCTGGATTCAATTCAAGCGGTTATGGAGAACCGAGCGACGATAGATCAAAGCTCTTTTTCTATCGCCGGCAGGAGCCTATCACGCATGTCAGTGGATGAGTTGTTTCAATACCGCGACCGATATCAGACAGAATACAACGCAGAAATTAAACGCGCCAGAATCAAGAATAAAAAACCCACCGGCAACATGATTGGGGTGCGCTTCTAATGGCGTGGTATAACGTGTTTGGAGGCAAGAAAGAAACCCGCAAAGCGATTCCGCTAGTTAAACGCTCATTTAAGGGGGCTTCTGGCGGTCGGTTGTTTGCTGACTTCTTCAGCAGTTCCGCTAGTGCTGACCAAGAATTGAAGCAGGCTTTGGTTACTTTACGCAATCGCAGTCGCGAGCTATCAAGAAACGATGCTTATGTTTCACGATACTTGAACCTTCTCACGTCGAACGTGGTTGGAGCGTCAGGAATCAGGGTCAATTCAAAGGCGCGTGATGCTGATGGAACACTTGATCAAGTAGCCAACGCAATTATCGAGAACTCATGGAAGAAGTTCTCAAAGAAAGGTAATTGCACGGCTGACGGCCAGCAGTCCATGATTGATTGCCAGAAGATGTTTATCGAGGCGCTGGCGCGTGACGGCGAGGTTTTAGTGCGACAAATTACCGATCCTGCGAGTGAGTTCGGTTATCGAATCGAGTTTCTTGAAGCAGATCACTTAATAGACACGAAAAATGAAACATTCACAAACGGCAATCGCATCATTATGGGCGTCGAGATAGACGCAAGACGCAAGCCGGTGGCCTATCATTTATACAAGAACCATCCGAACGACCTCGGAACCGGGCAAAGCAATGAGACAATCAGAGTCCCAGCGGATGAAGTGATTCACGCCTTTATCAGACAGCGGCCGGAACAAACCCGAGGTTATCCTTTTGTCGCGTCGGTGATGTCAAACATCAAGATGCTGAATGGCTATTACGAAGCTGAGATCGTTGCGGCACGGGTAAGCAGTGCGAAGATGGGGTTCTTCACGACTCCCGCTGGCGATGGTTACGTTGGTGATGATCTACAGGATGACTACACGCCAATTTCTTCAGCGGAAGCCGGTGTCTTTGAGCAATTACCTGCCGGGATGGATTTCAAACCATTTGACCCGGCGCATCCCACGACGGCTTTTGACTCTTTCAGCACAGCGGTTCTCAGGTCGATTGCCAGCGGTCTGAATATATCATATCACTCGCTTTCTAATGACCTTTCAAGCGTGAACTACAGTTCTCTGCGAGCGGGTAGCCTTGAAGACCGCGACCAGTATCGGATGCTTCAGAGGTTCATGGTCGAGCATTTTGTTGAACCTGTTTTTCGGTCATGGCTGAAGAACGCGATGACCAAGTCGGTGAATCTTCCGATTCAAAAATACGATAAATTTGCAGACGGTGTTTCTTTTATTCCTCGCTCGTGGGGCTGGGTAGATCCGCAACGCGAAATGGCAGCTCACATTGCCGGTCTTCAAAATGGCATCGTGACATATCAGGATATCGAGGCAAGCTACGGTCGAGATGTTGAGGAGCTTTTCGAGCAGCACGACCGAGAGCAAAAACTTGCAGAGCAGTACAATATCAAAACGGCATTCCAACCATTCGGCGCGAAGTTGCCGACAGCAGCAGAAGTTCAAGGAGTCATTCCAGATGACGGATCAGACTGAAGAGCAAAGACACGTTATTAGCGTCGAAGAAACAGAAACGTCGATAATCGTTGAGTTTCAAAAAGAAGAAGCCATCGAAGAACCGGCTGAAGAAATCGAAGAAGTTGAAGACGTTGTTGAAGAAATTGTTGAAGAAATCGAGGAAGAGGCTCGCGAGATTGCGCCGGGTAAAGTTGTTTACCGAACAATCGACCTTTCTCGCGGATCAATCGATGAAGAAAAAAGAATAGTTCGTATCGGTGTTTCTAGTGAGACGCCGGTCGAAAGAGACTTTGGCTTAGAAGTTCTGAGCCACAGGAAAGAAGACATAGACATGGCGTTTATGGCTTCCGGGCGAGCGCCACTTTTGAACAATCATAAAATGGATGAGCAAATTGGCGTAATTCGTTCTTTTTACCTTGATGAGACGCAGCGGAGAACCGTTGCGATGGTGGAATTTGGAAAGTCTGCTTTGGCTCAAGAGGTTTTTGAAGATGTAAAGGCCGGCATTAAACAGAATATATCTGTCGGCTATAGCATCACGAAAATGGCACGTTCTAAAGACAATGAAGGCAGAGAAATCTACCGGGCATCATGGATGCCGATGGAGGCATCTATTGTAAGTATCCCGGCTGATTCGTCTAAATTTGTTGGAGTTGGGCGTTCTAATCAAAAAACTTTAATCAATAAAACTGGAGAAAACCCTATGAGTGACAACACTCTTGACATTCGCCAAGTTACTGATTCAGCAAAAGCAGAAGTTCAAAAGTCTTTTACTGAAATCATGGCTTTAGGCAAGCACCACAACCAGCGTGATTTAGCTGAAAAAGCAATTGAGCGCGGTATCAATGCCGAGCAGTTCCGTGGTGAGCTTTTGGAAGCTATTTCCAATGCTCGACCTCTGGAAACTCCTGCGGCTGTTGTTGATGTTCCAAAGCGAGAGCAGCGGGCTTACAGCATCATTCGAGCGATCAAAGCTGCTTCATCTGGCGACTGGCGTGAAGCTGGTTACGAGCGTGAAATCTCCGACGAGATCGCACATCGTTCAGGCAAAGAAGCTCGTGGTTTTTATCTGCCTGGCAACATTAGCTGGGGCCAGCGTGACCAAACTGCGGGCACTGGTTCAGCCGGTGGCTATTTGGTTGGCACTGATCACTTAGCAGACCAGTTCATCGAGGCACTACAAGCTCGATTGACCATCACTTCACTTGGCGCACGAGTCATGCAAGGCTTGAAGGGCGACGTTGCCATTCCTAAGTTGTCTGCTTCTGTGACCAACGCCGCGTTCGTTGCTGAAGGTTCAGCACCAAGCGAAGGCGCTGCGACTTTCTCACAAATAACGATGTCACCAAAAACTTTGGCCGCTTACGTTGACGTTTCACGTCGTTTGATCCAGCAGTCAGATCCTTCAGTTGAGCAGGTTTTGCGTAACGACATCATCAACACTTTTGCACGAAAGATTGATGAAGTTGCTATCCAAGGCGGCGCGGCTAACGCTCCATCTGGCATCATTGCAAACGCCGGCACGAATGTCGTTTCAATGGGCACCAATGGCGCAGTGTTAACCTACGCCAAGGTGGTTGAGCTGATCAAGGCAGTTGAAGAAGACAACGCCATGATGACTAGCGCAAATTTCCTGACTAACCCTAAAGTGATTGCCGCTTTGCGTACCATCAGCAAGCAGGCATCTGGTGTTGAAGGCAACTTCATCATGGACCCAATGGGCACTGTGTTGGGTTCAAACGTCGCGTCAAGCACGTTGGTCCCTAGCAACCTTACCAAGGGCACCGGAACGTCATTGAGCGCATTGTTGTATGGTGATTTCAGCCAGATAATGCTTGGCTTCTGGTCAGGTGTTGATGTGGTTGTTGATCAGTCAAGCCTGTCAACTTCTGGTGGAACGCGACTCGCTTTCTTCCAAGACCTTGACGTGGCTCTGCGATATCCTGAGTCCTTCTCAGTAATCAAAGACATCATAGCAAGCTAAACAGGGCGGGGAGGGCTTCGGCCTTCCCCAATCTTGGGGGTAACATGCAGATAATCATTACTATTCCATGTCATTTTCGCGGTGTACCACGGTCTCGCGGTGACGTTTTAACGGTATCAGAAGCAGAAGCGCGGCAATATGTTAGCTCTGGTCATGCTGCTGAGTTTGAAGTTAAAGAAAAAAAGACCTTGAAGAAGGCAGTTGAGAAAGTAACCAAGCGATGAGCTTAGAATTTGATTCTGATTTTGATGGATATTTTGACGCCCTATACGGTCACGGCGAAGCGTGTACTTTCACGCCTGAAGGCGGCGCTGGGGTATCAATAAAAGTTATTTTGGATCAAGAGTATTTTGAAGTGCCCGGCGAGAGTGTCGGGGTCAACAGTAGCCAACCGATAGTTTACGGCAAGGCAAAAGATTTGAAAGCTGCGAAGTATGGCGACCAGTTAAGTTTTGCGGCTATAAAGGACTTGAGTGGCAACACGATCAAAAACGCCACGATCTACAAGGTAACAGGCGTACAACCGGACAACACTGGGTTGATTGTCTTGACGCTTACAGATACCACCGCAGCCGGGGCGTTGCGCCGGGAAAGCATCAATGTGGCCGGGGGTAACTAATGCACGTCAGACAGCAAATTAGAGAGCATGTCGGCACGATATTAACTGG